GATCGGTCTGGTATGCTCCCTGCATGAACTGACCGCCAAAGCACGGATCTCCCGCAGCAGGGACGCCGCGTATCCCCATTGCCGCCGTCACAGTCCGAATTGCCCCGGCTGTACCCATCACTGCATGAACGCCGCTGGTGGCGGTGTTGTCGAACACGGCGTTTAGCGTGCCAATGTTCATCTGGCATTGATTGGGCAAGTATCCCTTGACCGCATCTGCCAGCGTGGTCATGTCCGCCTCATCGTAGGTGATTTCCAGCGGTCCAATCGTGCGGGCATAGCCGCTCATGTCATAGCCGTTGTAATATACCCTTGTCCATTTTGGCTTTGTTCTACCAGTTGCCATGTGTCACCTCAGTTGACAAACTCCATCACCTGCAACGCAAAGTCGCAGCCCCAATACGGCACTTCTGCCGGGTCTTGCACCACACCAAACGATGTCACCGGGAGAGGGACAATATCAATCAAGCCGTCCATCGTATCCACCGCCAGGACCGCATCCAAGAATAGGTAAGCCTTCTCAACCATCCCGTCAAAGTTTGTCAGGGTGTTGGTCCTGCCTAATCCAACCGGGGCATAGCACAGGCGGTAATGCAGGGTGTAAGTAACCGTCATCTTGGCGGTGCTGCCCCCGCCGAAACTGTTGCGCTCCATCGTGAAATCGGTGACATACTCAGCCAGGGGGATAATCGCCGGATAGCGCCCGTCTAACCCGCTGGGTACTTCGTCAATGTCATATATCTTGACGCCCGCCACTGACAGATCGTGGATGCTATCCGCTATGGTTGCAATCGCCAGAGCCATGTTATACCGTCCTGATATAAGGCTTAATCATGTCATAAGCCGCCTTAGGGATTGCGCCGGCTGGGGATTGCACCACGCCGCCTGCAGTAATGTAGACGTTCCCGCCCGCGTTGACGCCGAACCGCTCCTCCATCCATTGCTTGCAGATCATCAGGCAGGCGCGGCGGGTGTTATCAATCACCCTTGCGCTCTGCGGGTCGGTTGCCGTCCGGCTTACAAACCCCCAACTGCCAGCGATACTGATTACCCCCTCAGTGTTGCCTGAACTGTCCTCTTCCCAGATATAGGTGCTGGACTCTTTCAGGACTACCGAATACTTGGGCGAGTCGTTGCGTGGTAGCAGGTAGTAATCGGTGGTAGTTAGAACAGTTGTGTCACCATTGGTAAGGGTGGTCACACTCAGCAGGTCGTCACCTTCCAAGAACAACTCCCGCCCTTCGGGGACATCGTAATAGCGGGTCTGGGTGTATCCGTAAAACCACCTGCCGCAAATGGCGTCTATCATCCGGCTGGCTTCTTCGATCATTGACTCAATCTCGGTATCGTCCAGGGCGTCAGCATTGGTAATGCCTTTGTAGCGCTGGAATTGTGCGACCGTTGCATATCCGTTTGTTATCGTCATGCTCTTGCCCTCTCATGCTCCCGCTTTGCCACTCGGAAGGGCGCATCCCCCATTATGTCCAGCGTGGCGGATGACTCCGGTATATATGGCGGGTATTCCTTCACTGCGTAGCGGGTATATTGCGCCGGTAGCGCCCGCCAGTTATCAGGCCAGGTAGGTACAGGCCAGAACTTCTCAATCAGCCATTCAAAGTCATGCACCCGCCCGCTCCAGCGGTTGTTATACCAGTGGTCAAAGCAATACCAGTTCCCCGCCAATCTTTCATAATCCGATACCCTGCCCACCTGCTCGGCGGGTAAGTTCCACCATTGATTAGCCGGTTTCTGCCAGTGGGCGAACCAGGTGTTCTTGTTTCGCATCACCTCGCCGCCGATGGGTCCTAACTGTATCTTTAGCCCCAACTCTTCCGGCTCGCTGCTAAAAGTTCCATAGCCGTATTCATTCATCCCGCCCAACCGCTCAAACAGGCTGCGGTGCATAAACCATAGACTGCCCTGGCAGCTCATATCGGTATCAATCAGAACGTCCTTGCGCGCCTCCGCCCGCTCTGGCCAGGGGCGGCTTGTCAGGCGTGGGTTATACGGTCTGATATACGGGTAAAAATAGTAATGTGCATCAATGCGCGACACTGTTCCATCCGGCAGGGTCTTGAACTTCCATTCGGGCGCATCCCACATAAAGCGGCTCGGTGCGACCATCCAGTTATCAGCGCAATCCGCCTGGAGTATCTCATCCCAGCCTTCCCCGATGGTGCAATGGGCGTCCATTTTCATAATATACTTACCCGTTGCCAGCTTTGCCGCCGTGTTCACGCAATAGCGCAGGCCGCGTATCCTGTCGGTCTGGTGGATCTGTAAGCCTCGGTATTTCGGCAGCTTATATTCCGGCTGCTTCTCCCCGTCCAAGACGACTATTGCCTCAATCTCCCCGGCTGCGTTCTTGTATAGATCGCGTAAGGTCTGGGTAAGATAAGGCTCATTCCGAGCCGGGATGAGGACGCTAACCTTTGCCATTATTACCTACCACCTGACTGACCGCTCGCTGCCCGCCCAATGCGGTTACGCGCTTGTCGTATTCGTCAAGGTAATGCCCGTTCTCGCGGTGTACCCCAAGCAAACGCCCTGTCTCAAACGCTGCGTCTGCCTTCTCTTTGGTGAACTGCCTGAATTGCTTACGCGCCTCAAGATGACCAGTCAAGCGCCAGACGTTCCAGACATATTCAGTCTTGCCGCCGCAGTGATTCATCACCTTCTGCGCCTTCTCGCCATCAATAAAAGCCTGGGCGCTCACCCGCTCAAACTCCTGGCGGCTGATTTCGTTCTCTCGCCCTGCGTATCGCTCAGCCTCACTCATCGCGCCGTATGCCAGCCCGGTACTTACGGATATTTCCTCAAGGTTGAGTGACATCTCCCCGGCTTCTACGAACTTGGCGTCCATAATCAGGGTATTGACCTTATCCTGTACCTTCTTACGGGCTAACTCTTTCAGCCGGTATTCTTTGGCGTGGTCGTCATAGCGTTGTCTGAAGTAATCTCGCTCGATTTGCGTCTCGCCTTCGTACCCGTAGATAGGCTGCTCGTAAAATTCCGAGTGCCAGCATTGCAGATCAAAATCAATCCCGCGCCCGTGCATGAAGCCGATCCAAAAAGCCAAGTTGACGCTTTGATACCTGTACTCTGTATTACTGGTAAGCTCACTCCCGTATAATGCCACGTGCTGATACCCCAACACTACCGCCAGACCAAGCGCCATTGCTGGTGTAGACCTCAGGTAAGGGTATGGCACAAGCGCCCGCACATGCTCTATCGGGAAGCGTACCGAATTGGGCACTCTTGGGTCAACTTCCTGCATGAATATCCGCTTGTCGCCGTGATCCCGTTGCAGCCAGGGCCAATGCTCAGGATTAACCCAGTTGGCGGTGCTGGCGTAGACTTCGGGCTTATGCATTTGTAAAAGTGCGTCCCAGCGGCGGTACACTTCCGGCTTCATTGCCGCTTCGTTGAATAGCCAGATTTCAAAGTTCGGGTCTTCGTAAGGTGCAAGCTCTCTTGTTGCCGGGTGGCTGCCTACGATGGCGAGGGAGTGCCTGGGGGGTGTGCCCCCCCAGGCTATCTCCATACCAGTAAGCAACTCTACCGGAAACCCGTCAAGCGTTGCTTCTCCAGCATGATTCATTTGCTCCTGCTTTCTGCTTACGCCGAGGCGGAAGCGGTAGCGGACACCATAGTTGTCTGCTTGTAGCGCGCCTGGATAAATCCAACCACTGCCACCAAGAAGTTCGCCATGTCCGGGGTATCGGTCAGGACCACGCGCACGTATCGGTAATCATCTGCCGCCAATTCGCCCGGCTCGATTTCGATCCACAGCCACTTGTTGTCATCACCAACGGCGTAAGCCAAGCCAGTGCTGGCGCAGGTGGTAACCGCGCCCCAGACGTTAGCGCCCAGAGCGGAAGCCTGGCGATAACGAAACGGGATCGCTGCTTCAGTCCCATCAGCGGCGGTTGCGGCCTGAACGGTGATAACTTCGGTGTCGGTGGATGTTCCGTCAACATTCCCAACACAGACCAGGAAGCCTGCCGCTTGGGCATTCTTCAGATCCATATAGGGCGCGGAGGTTGCCGTACCGGTGATGTCCTGGGGGGACACAATCGGCACGATGTTGTCATACATTACAAAAGGATTAGCCATCTCATAATCTCCTATCAGGCGGTAGCAGCGGAAAGGGCGACAAACGGTGACTGAGTGGTAGCGGTGGCTGCATAAGTAGCCAGGGCGCTATCCCAGAGCGGTTGACCATCAATCCGGTAGATGAAGCGGAAGGCTGTTTCGTCAGTGGCAAAGCTCACATGAATTGACGATGCCGCCTGTACCCCGCCCTTCTGGATAGTCTGGTACTGCCCCAATGAAGCAAGCAGGATGTCGCCAGCCGTGCCCAGCGCCGGGTTATACTCGGTCTCAATCACAGGGCGTCCGAAGATGGTGAAGTTGGGCGCTCCCTGGAAACCTGCGCTCGAAGGCACAAGCAGGGGGAAGTTACCCAAGACCAGGTTGACCAGCTGCGGGAAGACGCCGGGGTTGATGAGCCAGACGTAATCACTCACGCCAGCCCAACGCCGCGACCACATGACCGCGATGTCGGTTGCATCAACTTCGCTTGCGTCCACGCGCAGGGGAGTGACCAGGGCGGGCGAGTTCAGGATGCCCAGGGGCTTCCCAACGCCGTTACCGCTCATGATCGCCTGCTCGACCTTGAACTTCAGCTCCATTGGGACAGTCCGGCTCAACCAGGACTCAAGAGCAACGGCATCGGCTAACAGCTCATCGGTGGCGTAGCACAGGGCTGCGACTTTCTTGAGTTTCAATTCCATCTGGCGGAAGAGCGGCTTGCTGGCAGTGATCGATCCAGCCTCAGCCATCCAGTAGCCAGTGACGCCGCCAAAGCGGGAGCCGTCCGAGCGGTCGGATTCGTCAACCGCGTTATAGATCATAGAATTGCTGTTAGGACCGATGTTGTCTGTGGCAACACGCCCCAGGATTTCGCCGGTCTTATACATGCGCTCAATGATCCCGCCTGCGACCTGCGGGGCTAACAGATAGCCGCCATCAGCAGGGACGCCCTCGCTCAGTCCGGTTGCCTTCAACGGGCGAAGGCGCACATCCTGGCTGGACGGGTACAAAGTAGCGTTCTTGACCGCCTGGAAAAAGTCCCCAGCGGTAGGGAATGGCTGATCCCCTTCGTCAGTCACGACTTTCACATCGGACTGGACGGCGGGCAAAGCCTTGAGTGCTTTCTCGGCTGCGTTGTCGGCAGCAGCGTTAAGCATCTCTTGCAATCTTTCCTCGGTGATGTCCATTACAAAACCCTCCAAGTTTTCTAAAGTGTTGGACTCGTTTGCCGTCTTGATTTCTGCCCCGCCGTCTTGCGCCGTCTCTTCGACCAGCGCATCCATTGGCTCGCTTTTCATCAGCGGTTCAACGGTGATAGACTTCAACGGCACTGCCCCATTACGAGGCTCTGCCGGAGTCGGTGTTAGGGATGCGTCCAAGCCAAGAGGCCAGGACTTGAGCCAGGTTGCTTTTCCCGTTGGCTCTTTCTCTACGAGGTGGGAAGCCGTACCAGAACTCCAGCCCATCTTGCCCGCCTCTGCCATTTGATAAATAAACTTCTCGTATTCGTCACGCATCTGGAGCTGCGTCTCAGCCCATGCGCCAAACTCATCCACCCTGACTTGCGCCTTGCCTAACTTGCGCTTGCCCATGACCGGATCAAGCCCGTGATTGTAGTAGACGGTTGCCTCGGTTGCGTCCCCAAAGTCAGTATCTGCCGTAAAGTATTCGCCCGTCAGGTCTGGGTCGCTATCGCTGGTGAAGCGCACCAGGTAGCCGCCTATCTTGCCATCGCCCATGGCTTTCACCGCATCGCCAAAGTAGACGACATCATCTGAGCGGATTTCTACGATCTCATCCAGGGCTGACGGTTGCTTGTCTTCATCATCCGGTTCGAGTTCGATGGTGGTATCGTGAATCTGCCGAGCCGCAGCCCTGATTGAGCGGATGCGCTCCCGGTCTTTCCTGGCGTTGCGCGCTCCAACCTTCAGCCCATCCTCGTAAGCCTTGATTGACTCGTCCAATGACTTGCCCTCGACTACCGACACGTAGCAAATGCCATAGGCTGCCTCTTCGCTATTACCTTGCGCCATAACCTGCTCTTTGCAGGATCGAAACTTATCTTCTAAATCTGGCGGTACATTTCTCGGCATTAGTTCACCTCCAAACAAAAACGCCCATCCTTTTCAGGACGGGCGCATATTGCGGCGGTTCTGTGTATTGCCGGGGCTATATTAGCGCAGGCATGTAATATTATACCACTGGTTTATTTATCGCTTCCTGTGTCTATCTCGATTATCTTTACCATATCACCGTTCAGTAAAAGAATATGCCTATCCTGTGATGATAGAAACTCTTGCAATTCCTTCTCTATTCGCTTGGCATACTCGCTCGGTACGCCACCATGAGCCAGGATTATGTACTTACCATTAGCATCTAGCTTGATAAGCTCATAAGATTTCTGGTCGTTCATTCCTCATCCCTTCTGTAATTTGTCCAAGTCGCCACCGTATCCGTGCCGGTTGGCTCCACCACCTGCCCGTTGCGCTTGGCGTATTTCTTCTCAATCGCCGCAACGATCATCAATAGCGCCCGCCGGATGATTAGCCAGAACTCAGCTTCGGTCATTCTTCCACCTTCTGCACAAGACAAATAAACGGCTTATCTGTTTTGTGCCATGAACTCAGGCTAAGACCAAGATCATCACTGACCAATATACGATACCCCTTCTTCGGGTCTATCCTTACACCGATTTCGTTGCTATTAAAAAACATATGATAAGATACCCGCACTGCAAACGGCTCATCAGTTTGTTTTTTCTGCAATATCAACTCATGCCCGAATAATGATAGTTTCATAAGCCCACCGCCTTTATCAGCTTATCTACCCATGCCTGGTAGACTTTCGTTATCTTGTCCATCTGCTCCTCTGTCGCTTCCCGCAGCTTGCGCCAGCCCTTAGGGGCAATGTGCCCTGCCTGCATTTCGTCACTATGCACCCACTTGGCATAACTGGCTCGGTTGCCGATCTCGATCCCGTAATCAACGGGCTTGGTGTACCATTGCGTTCCTAATCGCTCGGACGTTCCGGTATTACGGGTCTGGTATTGCGTGCCGCGCCCGCGTATGTAGTAGGGCGTTGGCGGGGCGTTGGCTGACGTTGCAGGCGGGTATTTCCTCAGCCCTTGCGTGGGCAGGACTACCCGGTCTGCCGCCTCTTGCCCAGCCTGGCGCATGTATTTATTTGCCTCAGCCGGAAAGCGTTTGATGGCTTTCTCGAGTTCTTTTGCGCCCCTGACTTCAACTTTGATCGCGTCTGCCATGATTACAACTCCGCCAGCGCGGTTGTCGTCTCCATCCAGCACCGGCAATTCGGATGGGCGGGCGGCTTGTCCAGATCGCCGTCAAAGTTCTCGTCAATATCAACTTCCTTCCCGTCCAGCGGTCCGCAAATATCACAAACAAGGTCATCGTTATTGGTGAACCATATCTTGACAATCCGCACGCCGGGAAATTCTTTCTGCAACTCACGCCCGGCTATCATCTCACCCTCGGCATATGCCCTGGTAATCTCAGTCACCGCCACCCGCTGCGCCCGCTCTTCGTCAAAAGGTAACTGGCGCATGACATCGCCAATAGTCATTCCTGGAGTATCCACAAACGCCCCAATCGCATCTCGCAGAACGTCACGCGTGGTATCGTTGATACCTTTGACAAGATCATAGACGTATTCCCGCGCCCAGCGTGCTGCCTCTTTGTTGGTCAGGGTGTAGTCTATGACAGGCTTGCCAGTGCCGAACAGGTTGACCCCGCCCTTCGCGGCTTTCAGCATTTCGTCTATCAGGTCGCTGTAATCATCTTCGTCAAAATCAATGTCAGGGAACTCAGGCAGGCGCTTTTCCGGCTTGCGCTCAAAGTAGGTTGTCTCCATCCATTGCTGGACCTTCTCTTTCTGCTTGCGGAAGGCGCGCTTGAATATGCGGGTAATGCGCTCTTCCGCCTCTTCTTTCTCCTTGCGTCCAGGCTCCCGCTTATCCCGGCGTTTGATAGCAACAACGCCCCGCAGCGCCAGGGCTTCCTGCGTTCTGCGTAACGCCGCTATCAGGTTATGCCGCGCTTGCTGTTTCGAGTAGGTCATTCGCCCTCTTAAGTTCAGCCGCAATCAATAGCATCGCATCCGGCTGTTGCAGGTGATACTCCCGCGCCGTGCTCGCAAAGACGTTCTTAACCGCATCAGCGTCTACCGCCTCAGCCAGCCCTGCGACTATCAGGTCATACCGCTCACCCGGAATTGCCACAGGGACAAATGACACAGATCCAGCCACCTCTCCCCGCTTGACCGCGCTCAGGCACTTGGCTTGCCACCTGGACAATTCCGCCTGGAGTTGGGCGTTGTCTACCTTCTTGGCGGGTGGCTCTGGCTCTTCTTCCTCTTCCGGCTCCGGCTCATCCTCTGGCGTCTCTTCTGTATTTTCAGCGGGTGAATTTTGAGACAACGACTCTTGCATCTCTGCCGCCCGCTCTTCCTTCCCGGCGAAGTGCTGTTCGATGAGTTTCATTGCCTCATCGCTGACTTCCACGCCGTAAATCTGGAATAGCGCCTGCGCCATCTCCCAATCGCCAGCCTTGTCGACCGCATCCATAAACGCAGACATCGCTGCCGCCCGCTGCGCTTCATCCTCCTGGAAGATGTCCAACGTCTCTGGCAGAAACTCGAATGTATAGCCCATCGGCTTATACACCTGCTCATTCAGCGTGGAGGCGATGAACTCCGACTCAGGCACTACCTTGTCTTCGTACCAGTTAAGCTTATCCCGCTCTGCTGTGGCGTAGTTGGCGGAGTTGGCAAACAGGATGGACATGGGAATACCCATCGCAAGCGCAATCTCTTCACGCTTCTCCTGGGTGAAGGTGACGTTCTCTAATTCCTTCATGCCCTCGCCAACAACAACGGGCGCTACCTTCTCAGCGTTGATAACCTTTGTCCTGAAAGCGTTGCGGATCCCGCTAATGTACTTATTCCACCAGCTCTCGAACTTCTCCGCCTCGGTCTTGGGCGCGCCAGCCATGCTAAACAGCATCGCCTTGACCGCGCCCCGCCCGAAGAATTGCTTTGCGAACTCATCCACGTTTGCCAGCACCCCGCAGGCTGCCAGGGCTGACTTGACCGGATAGGCTCCTGGCGGTCCAATCTC